TAGGGGTGTTTGCGTCAGACTCTAACAGTTGAAGGCTAGCGGTGTCGTTACCGTCGGTGCCTGTCACTCTGAGCACGGGGTCACCAGACTTGTTGATGGCTAGGATTGTGCTAGGCGACGATGTGCCTATGCCGAGGTCGCCCCCAATAGTGACGTTACCAGTGAAATCGGTAGCGCTATCAGTAGGTACCGTTACCCCAGTAACCCATAGAAATTGAGTTCTATCAGCAGATACAGCAACAAAAGCAGATGAACCAGCAGAGGGGACATTCCACTCACCGGCAGAAAGAGTCAACCCAGTAGTGGGGATATTGACAGTCTGACCAGCCCCCAACAAGGAGGGTATACGTACCTCTGCCGCCCCTGTCACCGTGTCAGACGAGTGGACAATCGCCCTGTGAATCTCATAATCAGGAGTACTCATTGACAAGTCTTTCTTCTGCTATCCAATACCCCTTACTGTACACCGGCACAGGGGGCGGCGTGAACTTCTGAGTATTGGTGAACTGTAACTCGGACTTAGTGTTGAGTGCTAATTGTAGTTCCGTGTGAAAAGAATCTGTATGAATAACGTGCTTCACTGCCTGTACATACCAAAAAGTGTCAAACTCACCGTTGTAGTTGTCTACCTTGACAATGCCCCCCGGTACGCAACCGGCGACTCCCAGTACGGTTGCCGTAGCGTAGTAGTCGTAGGCCTCTTTGGCGGTAGCACTAATACGACGTGCCGCTTCTTCATAGTTATCGACGTACTCGGTAACCCTATTCGGGTAGCGTGCAACACCGTTGTGTAAGGCATCTACAGTCGTAGAACTGACATCGTACGTGGTGTTGTCGCTGTTCACCACAGTAACTTTGTGCTCTTTGTATTCCCCGTCGATGTGGCGGCGGGAGAAGTTACCGTTGAACTCAATGATCTGGCCGGGGGACGGGGTAACATCTCCCTTTGTCTTCTTGAGCGTAGTGAGTACGTGGTACGAGTTCTGCCTACTTTTAGCCTTATAAGGATCGTAGATATGCATATGAGTACCGTGTACGTTGACCGAATACCCTAAAAACTTGGCGTACCTCGTCAAGAACTGCCAGTCAGACTCGTTAGTCTGTAGCAGTGCTTCGTTGACAGAGCGATCAGAGGGAACATCTAGGCTGAATCCATACCGAGCGCTCATCTCGTTGGCAATAGTGCTGAGTCGGTAGCCGCTCCAAGAGTCGCTCTTAGAACCGCGCATATTGTACGATGCTCCCATACAAATAACTCGTACGGTCTGGAATGGGCTGTTGTTGAGTAGTCCAAAGCCTGTAAACGACTCTGGTCGCACTTCTTCGACATAACCAACAAACCGTTGGTAGAAGTTACCGCCTGTAGTGAACTCGATGTCTACAGGCTTTCCATACATCTCAGTAATTGCACGAGGCGGTATGCCCGCCAAATCCATGACAAGTAAGTCATGGTTGTTTTCCTCTAGGGTAAGTTCGATTCGCCCCACAGCAGTATGGTCAAAAGATGTATTACCTACCGTAATAGTGGTCGTAGGAGATACACCATACGGCTTCTTAGAGATCATACGGGAATCCTGAGAGTGGTCCCCGTAGACAGGTCAAGGGGGAACTTTACCTGCGGATTCAGGTCGGCTAGTTCCCAATAGCGCTCAGTGGACCCAAGAATACGTGCTGCGATGCTTTCCAATGTGTCGCCCTCACGTACCGTGTACAAAGTGTACCGTGAGGGCGATGGTACAGACCGCTTAGCAATCTGTTCGCCGGTTGACCGGCTATACCTAGAACTACTGCTGTATAAAGCCATCTCTTACCTCACCAAACTGCTATAAATCCGTCGTCTTGGGCTGTCAGTACATTACCGCCGTCGTCGTACTGGTTAATGTCTTGCCCGGACGACGAGCCGCTGTTGGAGTTAGTGTCGTCGTCTGCGCCGTCGTCAATTGCTCCCAGAACGTCATCTTTAGCACTTTGCCAATCTAGATTAACCGCTTTCACAGAGTTGTATTGCCCATCAAAGTCATTGTTACTAAGTATGTGCATGGTTTCGCCCACCCCGGTAACGGGTACGATCATAAAGTCTATAACTCTCTGTACCGGTAGTTCTACCGAGTCGATAGTCAGTAGTACCTCTAACTCGTACTCTAAACCTAGGTAGAACGTACTGCCCTCATCGGTCTCGTACTCGGGGAACTTATCCGGCTCTAGGTCCGGTTCGGAGACAGTCGTTCGGTCGATAGACCTATCATATGTACCAAACTCGCCCTTATTAATGCTGACTTTCGCTGTCAATCCTGCGTTGAACAGGTTCTTGAGAGCAGTGGCATCAGCGATGATGACATTAGAGTCAACCTTGTTACGCAAGGCATCCTTAACCTCTGTCTGTACGTTGCTTTCATTTAGTGTGCCAGACCACACTCTATGTACAGAGGCGAAAGCCCTCTCGTTATTGCCGTTATCGACTGCTTTGCGTACCTTCGGTCCTCCGTAATCCCACAGTTTACTAAAAAATGAACGACCCTTTGATCGGGTGTTTGGAGTGTACGGACCAGTGGCTATACCCGGTCGTGCTCTATCATCACCGTTCACTATGTTCTTAATATCGTTCCAAGCCTCTTTAACAGCGTCTTCAACGATGACAGACTGTTCCCATCTCCATAGGTCTACTTGAGCAGAAACCTGTAGAGATACGTTTTTGTTCTTGTTGAGAGCCAGATTCTCTAGTGCTGAATCATGTAACGCATCTGGAAACCCGACTTTTAAGAACAATTGATAGTTCTCTACCTTTGAATCGTTGTCGGTGTACAGGCCAAATGCGTTTTGATTAGACACCAATGACGAAAGTGCGGGACCCTTCTGTACGTTTTGGGTGTGGCTGTCGGAGTAATCCAAAGGACCTTCAGCGTAAATCGGTCGCCCCGGCCAATGGTGTACATAGGCGTAGTCATCACCGTCGGAGTCTTCTTGTTTAACAACCATCATCACAGCCTGACTTAGGTCTGCGTTAGCCGCATCGTAGGCTTCCTCAATCTCTTCGGGGGTGCCATCAATATCAAACGGGTCTCGCAGTTCTTGGCTCTCCCACTCTTCCAGCACCTGCGTAAAGAAGGTGTCCTTCTTAGCGAACCCGATGTATTTAGCCTCAAAAAGCACATTGAGGGTCGCCTGCATCGGCACCATGTTCTGTGTGAACTTGGTGAAGGTTACAGTTACATCTTTAACTAGCCCCTCTACAATGTACAAACCAGAAAACACGATACGCACCGGTAGTGGTAACAGGAACGCGGTGTTACCGACGTTGTATTTCAGGAAGTTATTTGCCGCTTCCATAGCATCCGAGAACTGTGTATCCGGGTCTACTTCAGCAGTACTGTCTTCGTCGTCTGCAATTGACTGTGCGTTAATCTCTGCGGTAATACGCTTTTCTAGGTTGAACTCTGCATACTTACCCATCTTCTCGCTCAGCCCAACACCGATTACTTCGTAAAAGGCGGCAATGTCGTGTAAGACTCCGACGTGTCCGGGGCTGCTTGTCCATGGATCTTTGGGGTTGTACGAAGTATTATCCATCGCTGCGGCGTTCAACTCCATAGACCTATCAAAGAACAGGTCAAAGTTGAAGGACACGTTGCCGGGGATCGGCTGTGCGTACTGCCCCGGTTCCTGTTGCAAGAAGTTGAGAATTTGAGTGTTTTGGCTAACGCTTTGTACTAAGTACTGTGGGTTGAACTGAAACTGACACTTGGAAGTGGGTACGCCTACCTTATTCTCGGCAGACGTCAGGTTACGTATGTAACCGCGCTTTAGGTCCTTAACAACGCGCTCGCCCTGATCGTTGATATAACGTACTTGTCGACGTGGGTATATGAACTTGTCGTTAGCAGCGTCGGTAAAATTGTAAGAACCACCTGCCGTAGAGTATGTGAAACTCTCACCAGCCTGAGTCAGGCCGTTCCACTGATCGGATCTAGAGGCCATTACGAAGTCCTCAAATTCATCATGTCAACTTCTTCCTTAATCAAACGGGTAACCGTTTGTGCGATGTTACGTAAGTCTGGGGTGGAGGGGGCACCGTTGAAGTTAATAACCGGAGCCACGTTGATAGTAGGTGACGATGTAATGTGGTTTGTCGTACTGCGGCTACCGCCTGACCCGCCTCGCGATCCTCCCCTTGTGGGTTCTACGAACATGGGGTCGCCAGAACGGTACTGCTCTGTTGCCGCTGTAGCCTCAGCAACGAACTTATCGGCGTGCCACATTTCGTCGCCGTTACCGTCCCAACCGGGTCCACTGTTTTCCCATCCGGTATCTGAACCTCTCCACGGGTGGAAGCCGGGGTCCTCTCCCGATGCCCAACCTTTAGCGTTCTGGAATAGTTTGTAAGCGACCTTAGCGTTCAGGTACGGGTCGAATAGGTCCTCAGCGTTATTAGCCCCTAGCGACTTAGCGGTCTCTCCGTTAGCACTCCAGTTAATCTGCCACATGCCATGGTCAGATGTATTAGGGTTCTTAGCCCGTGGGTTCCAGCCTGATTCACGACCGGCTATGGCCACGATCTTAATGAGGTCGTCGCCACGGAAACCTGCCCTATGGGCAGCGGCAGCGGCTTGGGCAGAGCCTGAGCCTACCGTTGCAGTCTGCCCTGCTGATTGAGATGACTTGAACTTGACGTTACCACCTGCGGGGGCTTGGCTCATTGAGCCACCAGACGTCAATAGCCTAGTTAGACCGGCAGCGCGACCCTTTTCCATTACCTCTTGAATGGACATGTTCGCAAAATTAGGAAGCCCAGCGATACCGCCTACACCACTTGGTTGACCCCCTGATCCTCCACCACCGTGGTCTAATCCACCAGAAATAGAGCCATCGTCCAATTCCCCACCTTGCTGGTACCTACCGTCGGTACCCCATGGCGCACCCTGCTCTTCGTACTTCTTACGAGAGTTAGGTAGGTCAGACGGTTGGACGTGCCACGGTTCGTTATTAACGCCAGCGAAGTGTTTGAGACCGAACTCGTGGGCATGAGCGTTCATCCAGTCAAGGTCACCAACCAAGTCAGCGGCGAGTCCAATTTCGTGGAATGAGCGTCCGGGGGGCGCTGCTGCTGCACCACTTACGTGCTCCCAGTAAGATCCATCCCAGAATATGCCGGTCTCTTCTTCCGTACGACGGTACCGACTCTTGAACATGGTCTCCTGCGAGGCGCTTGAACGTGTACCTCCACCGATACCCACGTTAGGGTTGGCACGCATCATTTGCAGGAGGCGCTTACTAAATCTTGGGTTGAGTTTATTGAAGTCTGGTTTGCTCTTCAGTTCAGTAAGGCTGATCTTACTCCCGTTATAGCCATATGGAACCATAATGGAATCGTCTTTAGCACTGGACTTAGTGCTAACAGTATTTGCCGGTGGCGGTACGAGTCCGTCTTGCGCTGCGTCTGGGTCGGCGGGGTCACCGAGCATAGAGCCTAAACCGTACATAAGTCCGCCTGCGGCGGAAGCAAACAGGCTAGTGCCTCCAGTCGCTCCTGCTCCGGCAACACCTCCAGCAATCAGTGCGCCGCCAAGACCCTTTAAAGCACCGCCGATCATCTGTTGCTTAGGACGAGAACTAATACGCTTCCCGATCAAGCCACTCATAGTGTCTTCTAGTGAGGCCATGGCCTTAATCAAGTCTTGGTTACTCTTCTCCAGAGCAGCCATATTGTCAACCTGTCGTCGCATGAACTGCTCTTCACGGACAGCAGTAACACGCTCGGTTTCTTCCTGTTGGGTAGCAAGGTTGTTCTCAATACCCATCAACTGACGGTGGGCCATCTTAGAGGGGTCGTACGATCCACGTCCACCTTTTTCCTTGAAGGCCATCTGCTGTTGAGCGTACTGGAGAATCTCAGTCTGCATCTCTTCGCCCAGTCCCATATCCGCCATACGGGCACGGGTAACCGAACCGGGGGTCAATGCACCTTTCATGGTCATCTCGTTAGTGAGGCCCATGCGTTGGACGATCTCTTGGCGCATCTGAAGTGGGTCTTTCATGCCCCCGCCGATGTTGTAAGCGTTGACACCGCCCATAAAGAACATACGGTTAGCAACTGTCGGGTCCATCAACTGTCGCTGTTCAGCGAGGATGTCTGCTGTGTTCTTCGTGAAGCCCGTTGACGTACGGATAGCCTCAATGGAGCGAGCCATACCCGGTGTAATTGTCTGCCCTGTCGAAAGTCCGAACTGGGTAGCAGCGTTGATGCCGCCAGCGCCTAGTCGGTAACCCGTTAATCCCTGACGCTGCTGCATGGCCTGCATCTGGGACATGCCCGTCATTTGTTGAGTAAGCAGATTTAACCGGTCTGCACTAGAGGCATATTGCATACCCCTATCGATACGGGCATCCAACTGTCCCATACCCTGACCGAGGAATGGGGCGGCGGCGGTTGCAAACCCACCAATACCGCTTGCAACGCGGCCAAGGCGACCTCCTGTAGCCGCTGCCGTGGCAGACTCTTTCTGTGCTACTGGTTGACTAGAGTTAATTGGGTCGTCACCAGTACCAGCGGCTCTCGGGGTACCTGCCCCACCGCCACCTTTACCGCCACCGCCAGCACCGGCCATGGAGCCTTGTACGGACTTAGCGGCCTTGGCGAGTTTCTCCATCTCTTCACGCCATGACTTAGTGATGTCACGGGCTTCTTTGAGATGAGTCTTTAGTTGGTTAAGTTGTTGGGTGTCAATGCGGAGGCCAGCCTTGACTTCAGAGCGCATACGGCTATTATTGCCGCCAATTCTCTGCTCTCCGACCTCTGCCTCAGGTCCCTGAGGGATATCTGCCATTACAGCCTCCGCTACTGGTCACGCCACTTAGACATACGGTACCAGAAGTCCCGCTGTCTAACTGCCATAGATTTAATGTCTGAAAGACTAAACCCGTTGTAATGAGAGGCTATTGCTTCGTATTCCCAATATAAAATCTTTAAACTAACTGAGTAAAAGGGAGACCCAATCGAGCAGAATTGGCATGTCTTCGCCGCAACTTGCACACTGAGTGTCCACCTCCCCCATCTTAGGTCCTACCTCAACCTCAAGTAGGGTATTAATCAACTTTTTGCGATCTCCGATGTTAAGAGAACGTGCCCACTTCATGGGGCTTTCGGGGGCTTCCCCTTCCGGCCACATAGCACACCGAGACAGCATCACCGTATTGAGTGCTGCATCGTTGTCCGCCTCTTTCTGTGCGATGACGGTGTCCTCTCCAGTAGGGAGACGTAGCGTCACTACACCCTTAGAAGTCTCTACCTTCAACCCTTCCCTAACGTCGAAGTCGGGGTAAGTGACAGGAAAGTCCTCATCAAGCATGATTTCTACGTCGTTCTTCACTTCGCACTTACTGCATACGATGTTGATTAGACGAGTTTCCCCATAGGTGGCTTTAACTACAGCCATGTACAGCAAATCTCGGTCACCGAGCATGAGTTGGTTTACCAACTGCTTACCGTTCATGGCATTGACGTTGATAGTGCCGATACGTGTGACAGCCCTAGACAGGAGGGCGTTCATGTACTCTGAGTACAAGAGGCCCTTCTTGTTTTCTAGAGCAGCCAAGTACTCCTCGTCCTCACCAGTGAGTTCCCGAACCTCAGCGTCGGTATGCCATACCTCTTTCTTAGGGTCGTAAATACCCTGTATGAGTTCGGCAGTTACCTGCGGGACACCTTCCATGGCGGGGACGGGGTCAGCAATTGCTTCATTGATTAGATTGGCATCTTCTTTAGTGCCCACGTGATACTCCTAGTTGTATGAGGTTTTATGTTATAGGTATGTTACTGGATGGCAGCAATGTCAGAGAACTCGTTGATCTCATCGCCCCAGAGGATATGGAAGCCCTCGTGGTTGATAACCATCTGCTGGATGAGAATAGACGAGTCACCTGCGTTCAAGTCACCGAGTGAGTACGATGCAGGCCAACAGTTAAACAACTTATACCCCAACTTGATGTCGCCAGCGGGGGTCGAAGGTCCACCATTGTTCGGCTGTGCGTACGTGCCGGAAGACACCGGGTGGTCATACACGGCAACAGCGATGTCACAACGATAGTCGTTGTTTCCACTGGTGGAGCCACGGTCGTTTACACCGCCCTGTGCCCATGAGTGCAAGAACTCCTGCCAACGGTACAACTGAGCCTGATCGAAGAACACGCCCTTGGTGAAGGTGACGGGGCCGTAGTCCGACTGGCCGATCATCTTGTGCGGGTGAGTGTTCATGCCACCCTCACGGTAAGCAATCATCTCGTTTTGGACAGTAAGACCAGAAACGACTGAGAAACCGAGGTTCACGGAGTCGTTACCCATCAAATTCTCTGTAGCGAGATTACCTGATGGGACGATCTGGACTTTGAACTTAAAGTTCCTAATCGGATCGGAAACTGATGGACGTGCCATAGGAATTACTCCTTAGGTATCAAAGGGTCTCAACGGTATTGCTACCGCCTGACCACTGGCTGAGGTTAATAACGATGTACTCGGCGGGGTTCTGGAGAGCGACTCCCACCTCAATGTTGACGATCCCTTGGTCGATGTTAGTTGCCGTGTTGTTAGTCGAATCACACACTACGAAGAACGCCTGAGCGGCGTTATCGCCCTTCAGACCGCCTTCACGGTAGAACTCTGCAAGGAATCCAGAGACCGTGACGTTAATACGTGACCACAGGTTGGCGTCGTTCGGCTCAAACACAGCAAACTGTGTCAACTGCTTAAGCGAGTGCTTCAAGTAGTTGAGGGTGCGACGCACTGGGATGTACTTGTCGGAAGTGGTACGAGCCAAGGTACGAGCACCGAAGACTGCAATACCAGCACCGGGGATTGACTTAAACGAGTTAACGTACGGGCTACCGTCATACAGCGTACCAATGTCAGCGTTCGACAGGTTCACCGAAAGACCAAGCGCTCCACGAATCTCTGCGGAGTAGCCAGCGGGGGCTTTAGCAACCGAACGCTGCACCTCAGTACGCACGATGAGACCGGCAATTGCACCACCGGGGTAGGTTGTGCGGATGGCTCCGGGGCCGCTCTTTGCAGGGTCGACCATGACTAGGGCCGGTGCGTAGTGAGCGGCGTAACCGCCGTAATCAGCAAAGTTTGAAGCCGTAGTCTGGAGGTCAGACAGCGTCTCAGAGGTGAGGCTCGGATCAATGATAACGAGCGAGTCACCACGTGCTGAAGCCTTGTTGACCAGTGCGGTGTTTGCGGTGCTGGAGGAATCACCAACAGCGTTAAGAAGCAGGTTGCCGGTGATACCGTCTACACGGTCAACAGCGTCTGCAATGTCTTGCGACAGAAGCGTACCTTGAGCACCACCGTCAAGTGTGAACGCACTAGTGTCGTACGACAGCGCAGCGTTAGCAGCCACGGTAGATACACCGCTCAAAGTGATGTAGCGGCTGTAGTTGTTGACAACAGTCTGTACGTAACGGCTACCGTCGGGGTCAAGCGTGACTGCGGGCCAACGCTCAACTTCGGTGCCGCCCAACTTGACGACGAGGTTGAAGGTACCGTAAGCGGTATCAGTAGTCTCATCCAGACCGGACACGGCTGACCCGCCTTCGCCAGTGAGCGCTTCAATCTGAACTGAGAGACTGTTGCCCCAAGTGCCATCGCTAACAGCGGCTACGTCAAACAGGGCCGCAGAAGCCGAACCTGTACCGTTAGGGTAGTAGGGGACATCCAAGTACTCAGAGGTATCTGGCGTCGTACCGTCAGTACCAACGACACGAACAACGTAGCAAGCGCGACCGCCGTTAGCGAAGTAGTGGTAAACAGCGTAACCGAGGTCATATGCGTTCTTCAGATCACCGAAGGTACGCTTGTAAGAGTTCCAGTCGGTGATAAGAGTAGCGTCAGTAGGTCCGCGCTCAGCCTCACCGAAGAACACAGCAGCAGTGCCGCCCGTAACGCTGGGGGCGACGTTAGAGAGTGTCCCTTCGGTGACGTAAACGCCGGGGGTTGAGTAATTAGGCATGTGTTAGAACTCCTGCGTAGAGAAGGTGGTTAGAACGGTTGTATCGTTTCGTGTGTCAGTTATTTCTCCGTTAACAGTTTCCACCTTCTTGACAGTTTCGATGTCATTCTGCGGAATCTCTGCATTGATTTGTACCGTAAAGACTTTGCGGAAGATACGTTTATTGTATCCGGCCTCTTGGTCCAGTAGGTCTGCCTGCCGCCAGTTTAGTAGATCACAACGGCGAATAGTGCCATCTTCGGGTATTTCTATAAAACCCCTACGAAGAGGGAACGCATACCGCAACAAGGCTGCGGTCATCTGGCGATCGTGCCGTTGACTGCGGCAGTACGTGCTGACCTGATATGTCAGGTCAACTGGCACGAAATCTTCAAAATGAATAAACCCATCGGCACCGACGATCTCTTTTAAACCATCTTCGTCGTACTCTGATGGGAAGTAGTTAATACGATCAGCATACGTATCGCGACGTGCCTGATCCAGTGAGGTGTCGTTAGTGTAGTAGTAATCGACTTGAGAGTGCTGTCGTCCACGGGCGTGGTTGATGCCGATGAGTTCAATAGTAATGAACGGATATACCTTCTCGGTCTCCCCATCCGGTTGTCTAAAGAACACCTTTACAAAGCGTTGCTGGTTACGGTCGTCTGAGACATAGACCTTCTGGAGGCGCGCCTTGAGTGCAGCATCTTCTGCGAGAGTGAAGCCGGGGTTAGCCAAAGTCCAACTCCTTTTCAATGCGCTTTGACACAGCGTCTGCAAAATCCCGCTTATTCTGGTGTGCAAAAGACCTGATTAGTGGGTTGGGGGCAGTCTCTAAATCACCGTACTCTAGACCAGCGATACCCGCAGCGACATAATCGTTACCCGTATACCCATATGACAACTCGCTGTCTTCAAGATCCACGCGCAGATACGGAGAGTAAATAGCCCATTCCGAGTCTCCTCTAGCCTCACCCCGTAATTCCGATGTGGCTTCTTCCACCAGTTCATCCAGAATATCCCCAAGGCTACCGATAAAGCCATATGTTAGGTTTTCGACTGCACTCTGGGTGGCTAGTGACCCTGAAATAAACGGCGCTACAGAACCAGCAGCATTATTAGTGTAGGTAGCCTCCATAGGCTGTCCTCCGTGGTTCTGTGCGTTGTTTGGCGGGTATAGATACGCAGCGCTCACTGCGTATCTGACCATAGTACCTCACGTAGGGAACGATGTGGGCCAAGGAAGGTCGTGAATGGCAGTATTTCTTGGCCCAAGTGAGAATGGCAGTTCCTGATCGGGGAATACTTCTACACCGGTTACAGTCAGGATAGCCTCACCATTGGGGTGTTCGTTATTCATACGCCCTCGTACACGGTAAGCACGCACACGGTAGTAACGTGAGTCGTACTCAAACATGTCATTGAGGTGCTTGTTGTACTCTCGCGGGTTAGATACCCCGGAAGACAGGATGTCCTTAAACAAGATAGTTGCACGGATATTCTGGGTGGGCTGACGACCATCGTCGATAGCCCTGAACTCATCCTCAACCTCTTCAACGTAGATTGTGGGAACTACCAGACCTCGGGTATACGACTTACCTCCCGTACCGGGGACGCCCTCGTCATACACGTCGTCATAGGTACTGCCACCTGTCCCGAGGTCCTTGAACTCATGCCAAATGACGTACTCACCTGCTTCTCGGTTGCGGTGCCGTACGTGCTTGTTAATTAGACCTAGTTCACGACGGGTATCCATTAGTACTGCCCTGTTGACAAGTAGCCGGGGGGCGGTTCACCGTCTAAGTAAACCTCTTGACGAGTGTCATCTGCCTCTTCTTCGATGTCAATGAGACCATCGTCAATTTCAGGCCAAATACGTTCGATAGGTCCGTAGTCTCCGACCTCACGCGGCTTGTACAGAGGTACCAAGCGGTTAGTAGTACGACTGATACGGCGAAGGTTGACAACTTCCAGACGCTCCAGACCGATATTAAGAGCCTGAGCGCGCTTATTGTATTCAGCCATCCAGTAATCCAGCAGGCTAGAGACCATGCGATACCTCTGAGAAGACTGGATGTGTACAGACTCAGAAGTAATGACGTCGATATCGCGAGAAAACTCCGACAGAAGACCCCATAGAGCCTGTACTAAGGTGTGGATACCGATGACGTCCGCTACAGCGGGGGCCATGTTAGCCAGTGGAACTCTCAAGTTGTGAGTGTTTAGGTTAATCGCCATGTCGGCATAAAAGTCAAGGTCGTCAGGTAGCAACCATTCGTAGTAATAACCCTCAACCATGAGCGTGTCGGTCGTATTGAGTTGCGGTACCAGACGTAGTTGTCCGTTGCGAGCGTCTAACTCATACTGACTCTCCACTAACACGCTGGCGGAAGTTCCTCCCTGCGGTATGTACGCTACGTACAAAGTGGAAGACTCAATGTTAGGCTTACCCATATCATACATACGTCCCATGGGGACGAACGTCTGTTGAAAAGGCTTCTTGAAGTCACGCAGATACGTACGTGCCGTCGTAGTGATATCGGCTTTGGTTGCCACTAGTCCTCCCTAGTGAAGTACAGGGTAACTGTAAGCGGTCCTTCATCAGATGTGTTTGCCGAATCAATATCAAATGTAAGCAGAGCGTCGTTAGCAATGGCGCTGTCACTAATCACTGCTGGAGTAGCAGCGGTTAGTGAAGAACTCTCACTGACGTCAATCGTAATTTCTGTACTGAGAACGCTTGTACCGCCTTCATTCACGTCGATAGTCACCGCGCCGTTGCTGTTAGTACCGTTGCGGTTCGCCTTAACAGCAGTCAGCGTAGCCGCCCATGGCATACGGTAATAGGCGACCCCAGTAGAAGGTGAAGGAAGCGCCCCAGAACCAGAAAGTTCGACTGTGACGACCTCTTCACGAGCCTCGGAGAGGATGCCGTCCCCATCAGTGGCAGCAATAGTCTGAGTACCGGTAGCCTTAATCATCCAACGTACGTAAGTAGATGCCGGAACTGTAGCGACGCTTGCGTTTGCAGATCCCGTATAACCAGTAACAGTCGTCGTGTTTTGATCTGTACTAGTACGATCAGTCGCGTTGGCAGTAATAGACCCCTTAGTTGACAGGTCAGTAGTATCGTCGACTGTAATGGTGTGCTTGTGACTGGCACTTTGGCTACCAGTTGTGTTGTCAGCGGTGTTGACGCTGTTTACTGAAATGCCTTCACCTGTCGTAAGGGAGTGCGTATGGCTAGCACTTTGGTTACCGCTCACGTTGCCCGACTGGGTGCTAATGTCAACAGTGTGGGTGTGGTTTCCGTCGTTGGTGGGGTTAGCAGCATTACCGGTTCCGGTAATGCGGTCGGTACCGGCATTATTGGATGTGTACTGTTCAGTCCAGTAACGTGAACGAACGATGTCATAGTTGCCGTTGGGACCGACAGCGAGCCGATCAGTCCACCCGGAGTGAAAGTGGGCGCTACCAGTGGCGGTCGTCGTGGCGCTATGCGTATGACCTATTCCATGGTGGTGGTCAGCACTTTGGTTACCGGTAGTGGCGTTGTGCCTGTGACGGTGTGCGTGTGTGTGGCTAGCACTTTGGTTAGCGCTATTAGCGCTATGGTCGTGGTCGACGGCGTGGTAATGCTGCATACCGTGGGAGTGCTGCATACCGTGGCGGTGCTCCGGTACCGGTACGGTAACGCTATCGCTACCAAGGTTAGTACTCAATAGCCCCGTGTTAGTGGTACCACGCAGGTGCTTATCGTTGAAGTTTGGGAGGGTAAAAGTAGTACTACCGTCACCACTGCCGTAGGTAGTTCCCAGAACAGCGAAAAGTTCGGCATAGGTCGTACGGCTTACCGAAGACCCATCGCACTCTAACCAGCCCGTGGGGACACTAGATGTAAGCGCCCATCCCATGACTGACCCGACAGGTACTTGGGGGCCGTTGTTCTGTGCCAACTCCAGCCAACTTCCGGTGGAGTTCTTAACGTACAGACCTGCGCCTGAACTTCCTTGAACACGATTGTTGCGGAAAAACAGGCTACCGGTGGTTCCCGTTGAACCTGATGGGGCGGCACTACCTTGGTCATACACCGATGACGACTGCATCAAACGGCGGTCAGTAATACGGCTTTCCGTAAGGTTGCTGGACCCTTGACGATAAACTGAGGCGAGTACAACGTCTGTGGCGAGGTTGATATGGATGGAACCGTCGAAGGCCACCCCGGTCGCCAGCGTATTGACGCTACTAGGAAACTCAGGGTTGGTGATTTCATCGTTGCCTTTGACTGTCGCCAAGGACACTGTGCCGCCTGACACACGGGCAACGATTACGTCGAACCTAGCATCAGTAGGTGCTGCTGGGAGTCCGAATGAGGCCTGCCCGGAGACGATATACGGCTGTCCGTTGAGGATAACCACACCCCCAGACACCGCCACGGCGGTAGGACTAGGAACAGCCAACGCCGTAACAGCACAGCCTGACAGAACGCCTGAGCGACCAGCGTTGCCTAGGATCTCAAAATCTAGAGAATCTGGCTCAGCCTGATCTAAGTTCTCGTATTTAGCACCGCTGGCGGTAGAGGTGGCGTTGGGGATAATAAAGGCCATGCGGCCCTCCTATATCAGAGCGTGTCGTAAATGTTGCCAGCCTTACGCAGGTAATCGTATAGGTCTAGCGGAAGGTCGTAACGGTGACCGTCAATGAAGTCCCACTTCTGTTTCCCCCAAAACATTGTCCACGTTCCCTTAATCTTTGCGTTCTTGGTCGTGGGGGCGACAATAGTTGGCTCAGGAGAAGATACAGGGGCTTTGGCCTCTTCTACTTCCTCCTCAATGAGGACTTCTGCAATCTGAGTGGTCTTATTTGTAGCCATGTTGGTTCTCCTTGGTCAGGGTCTATCAATGAGTGTAGCAGGTGAATAATGGTTAGGGGGCGGACTCTGCTTCAATAGCGGTCAGTTAGCCTCCGGTTTCGGGTGTGCGTCTTTCACAGCCTGCAACTGTGTAGCCATACCTTCAGGGAATGCTCCTGCGTGAAATAGTGCATCTAATTGGTCACCGATAGACGGGTACGCTGATGCACGTTCTCTCTGGTAAGAACGACCCTCGTACTCTTCCTGTAGCAGAACTAGTTGTGCTTCTATCTCTGTCGGAGTAGGAGGCACGCCTTCTACTTCTACCCACTCAATGTTCTCCAAATCGTCTTCATGCATAATATAGCGAGCATCAGGACGTAGGGTAAGAATTGCGTCACCGTAGTTGGGGGGCAGTCTCATGTCGCAATCTCCAATACGTAAATCGTTTTCCAGTAAAAGTAGATGCGGTCAGCAGAACTTGACGCTGTTACATAGTAATGATAAGTCCTACTTGCGGTTGACCCTGCGGCTATAGTCCCACTCACTACACCTTGGAACATGTAACTATCCCCGTTAGGACTATACATTTGATAGTTTCGTAGAGGAGTAATGTTTCCTCCCCCGCTTTGGTACAACTGATACTGGTTATTGACGCTAGTTGATGTGTTGTACTTATAAGCATGGAAGTTGACCAGCACAAGCATGGTGCTGTCGCTGTACTTTGGTGACATCGTAATACTTGCGATGTTTGCAGAACTAGTCAGATCGCTAACACCCGAGGTTGCCGAGACCATTTGAACTAAGGCACCGTCGCCCTTTACGGTTCCGCCCACCATCTCAAGGTTTCCGCTTGCCTGCAATCCCATTAGAGTTGTGCCGTCAACCTTGAAAGCCATCTGGCTAGAACCGACCTCATTGTTCTCATCTGCCGAAAGAACCAGAGAGCCTACGGAGGAACTCGCAGAGACAAAGGAGTCTGCGTTTGTGTCTGTGTCTGTCAGCCAGATTGTTGGGTTACTGTCGCTGATGTGCAGGGTGCCAGCAGGTGTCGCTGTACCGATACCTACATTGCCAGACGAATCGATACGCACACCGCTAGTACCACTAGCCCAAGGTGCAATAACAAACTCTCCTGTGCCTTGTGTGCCATCAGTGAAGATGATGCCCATGTCGCCTGCATTTACAATGCCGTTGTAACTTCCTTGCGCCAACGAGCCGTGAAACGCCATGGAACCATTCCCCTGAATAGTCATTTCAGGCGAAGCGTCGTTTGCGGCGGCACCCTTTACATGAAGCAACGTGCTGGGTGTCGTTGTACCAATACCGACATTGCCAGTTGAGTCAACAGTTACTCTGGAAGAGCCACTTGTTTGCAGTCGTAGTTCGTCACCAACCGCCGCAACAGCGGGAGGTGTCGTAGTGGCGTTATCTTTGATCTGAATGATTGAAACGGAATCCGTTGACTCAAACAACGCTGGGACATTCCCTGCTCCACTATTGACGTGAAGTGTTTGGCTAGGTGTCGTTGTACCGATACCGACACGATCATTCGTCGCATCAACATGCAATGTATCCGTGTCAATCGTCAAACCACCAGCAACAACATTGTTCGGCACATCATTCGCACGGCCAGCACCCAACACAAGAATCTCACCAGTTGAGCCATCTACACGAACCACACGCCCAATCTTCTGTACGAGATCTGTAAGCGCTGTTGGTCGTGTATCTGTCAGACCTCCACCGGGGGCGACG